CTTTTAGCCCAGACAGTAATTTGTCAGTAGCGCTGGGCGCAGACGTGCCCCCCGAAGTACCGCCCATGCCTGCGCCAGCGGAGTTCAAAATTTCGGAGCCCGTGTCGTTGATTTGGTCAGTAGCCGGGGTAGAGCCGATCACGTTTCCATCTTTGTCCGTGATAATTGTGCTGCCATCGTCGAAAGTCTGGGTGTATTGCGCGGAGGCCTCATCCCATTGCGGTGGCGGCTCACCGGAGTTAGTGGTGTTCATCCAATCAGGGAGCTCTTCCCCGCCGGTGCTCATGTAATCGTTAGCGGCAGCGTCCCACGCATCCCAATCAAATTCGTCCATATCAGCCTCTCAAAATTTTGATAAGGTCTTGCACGCTGCCGCCATCGGCAAATTGCAGTTCTGACCCAAATAGGTCGCCAAATCCCAGCTCTTCAAAGGATTTTACTTCGGCAGGGGCAACTTGAACAGGCTGCTGTGCTGCTTGCTGACCGCCCGATTGCGCCATCATAAGCATGTTCATCAAGTCTTGGCGCCCGGCTTGGTTCTGGGCCTGCACAGTGGCGGCTTCTTGCGCTTGCTGTTGGGCTGCAGCTTGCTTGGCGAGCTCGGCCGCGGTCTGCACTTGCGCTTGCTTCTGGGCGGTGGCTTGCGCGGCAGCCTGCTTCTGCGCGTTTGTCTGGAACTGCTTGAACAAATTCCCAAAGTTAACGCCCTGTTGCTCAATTTTGGTACCCAGCTCTTCGCCTTGGTCCCCAATAAGGGCTCGCAGCTCGTCCTCTGTGTAGCCTAGCTGCTCCAGCATATCGTCTTTGGTGGTACCGAGCTCATCGGCCAAATCCGAAACGCTATCCTGAACGCCGCCCAGTTGCGCGCCAAACTCAGCGCCTTGTGCTTCGATCTGTGCAGCCAGCTCAGCCTCGGTCATGCCCAGCTGTTCAAGCAAGTCATCTTTGGTCGTGCCCAGCTCGTCCGCCAAGTTAGCCACGTCGTCTTGGACGCCGCCGAGCTGCTCTGTGAAATCTTCCCCTTGGGCGTCAATTTGCGCTTTCAGTTCGTCCTCGGTCATGCCCAGCTGTTCGAGCATATCCGCATCGTTGCCGCCCTCCATCTCTTGCAGCTGTTCGTAGAGCGAGTTATACCGGGCGGTGTCCAGATTCTCCTCGGCGCGGGTACCCAGCTCGTCTTCTGCGTACTGGCCCATTAAGGCGTTAATGTCGTCTTGGGTGGGGTTCTTCAGGCCGAGTTGCTCGTAGATGCCCCGAGCTTCTTCTTCAGTGATCTGGTTTTGGTCAACGTACTGGCCCAGCTCGTCGAGGACGCCTTCGGAAGTGACGTCAGCGCCTTGGCGCATGAACTGCTGCAGCTCGTCTTCGCTCGGCGTATAGCCAAGGTCTTGGAAGAACTTTTCCGCCTCGTCGCGGTCAATCGTACGGGTGCTGGCGTACTCTCCGAGCTGCGACTCAATGTCGCTTTGCAAAACGTCGGCGCCTTGTTTGGCGAACTGCGCGACCTCGTCGTCTGTTGGGGTATATCCCAAGCTAGTCAGGTACTGGCGAGCCTCATCCTCGGTCACGGAGTGCTGGCCGATGTAGTCTTGCGCGGAAGCCTTGGATGCCTCTTCCGACATTTGACCGGCAAACTGCTGAGCCTCCTCGTCGGTTGGATTTTGGTACCCGAGAGCCTGCATAATCCCGCGGGCTTCGTCAACGTCGACTGTGATTTGGTCTTTAAGTGTATTGAGGCCTGTTTGAATGGCGGAGTTAATGGCCGCCTGAGAAGGGTCTCTTCCCGTTAGCTCTGCTGCAACCGCGGAATTTACAGCGCGCTGAGCGGCGGGTGGAAGATCCGCAAACCCGGGAATGTCCCGCGTAATGGCCGCAGTTCCGGCCGACAGGCCGCCATCAACCAGAGCCTGCAACGGGTCTTTACCTTGTGCGGCAGCAAGGCCAGCGCCAGACACAACTTTCCCAGCGGAATCGGCCAGCGCTTTATCCATGCCAGCGTCAACAAACGATTGCGCAGCGGCCCCGGCCAACTCTTTCCCAACTACAGGGATGGCCGCAGCGATAACCGCAGCTTTAACATCGCCCCCGTTAAGCGCCGTGTTAATAGCTGCCTGACCGACTAGGGTGGCAGCGGTCCCGGAAAGGCCCATGGCCGTGCCCAAGGCAGTGCCCGCACCGGGGGCCATGACGGATAGCGCCACCATTGCAAGCTTCTTGGGGTCCTCAATAATCGCCTCAATCGTGTTGCCGATCGGCCGAATAACGGCTCTGTCAAATCGCCGCAGTTGTTTTCTTGCCCATCCCATTACAGTCTCACTTTCGCTTCGTAGTGATCACGATTGCGTTTTATGTCAACCTTGTGCTTTTTGGCAATAATCTGGGTGAACAAATCAGAAATCTTTGGGTTTTCATACGGTGTAGTTGCGGTTTTGTAACCCAATTTTTTAGCCATGTCGAAGAACCGCAGGACGTTAGCCGCAAGGTTTTGTGGGGTATCCGCATTGAAGCAATGGTACTCCACATCATCGTCGCCATCAGAGTTAGAAAACACAATCAGCGTATCGCCCGACTGGACAACTTCGGCTTGGTTTTCTTGCAGTTGCTCATTTATAAGCGCCCGTAGGTGCCCCGCCTGAGTGCCGGGCTTATGGTTTCGCTTTGCGTCAATTTCAAGGATTTCGTCGGGGGTCATGTGGGCTCCTTACTGCGTCAGGTCCCAAAAGGCAATGGTACCGTAACATTCCCCTTGAGGGGTGGCGGAATCAAGCGTGCGGATAGCCAGAGTCAGCACATCGCTAACACCGGTCAGAGACGTCCCCAGCTGAAGCGCCCAGTTGTAACCGGCAGGATCAACCAAAGGCGCTTTGCCACCGCTGCCAGAGGCGTCCAAGTAGTCCGTCTGGACCAAAGTTCCGCCCGTCATGGCTGTGGCCGAGGTGTCCATTTGGACATTGGCATCTGTTGGAACAGAAGACCACGACGCACCCGTGAGCGATGCGTTGACGAAAAGTGCCACTTCATAAGTTTGGCTGGCGATCGGCACCACTTGCATCCGCCCCGGAATAACCACGGCACCAAGCGCAGAGGAGTCCAGTCGAATGGACACAACAGGCAAGAAGGTCGTTTGAATGTTGGCCAGCTTGGTTGTGCGTCGGGCCAAGTGGCTTGGGGAGTACTGCTCGTATCCACCCTCGGAGACCACGTTGGAGCAAATCTGCTTCATGCTTGCCGTGACAAGGTTGGACAGGTTCTTGATCTCGTAGCGCACGGGCAGGATGGCCGTGGTCATGTAGACCGAGCCGATCTCGTTGGCGTTGTTGAATGTGTGGCAAACAATGTACTGGCCGTTGATCACGAATCCAGTACGCACAGAGCCTACGCCCAGCCACTCAAAGTCGCACCAGAAAATCTGCGACTTGCTGGGGTCAAGGGTAATCCCTGATGCGCCAGTACCATCCAGCTTGTCTCCGTTCCAGCTGGCCTGCGGGATCGTGCGGATGTCGCTTGGGGTGCCCGGCGTTGGCAGAGAGTTGGACCGCAGCACCATCGAAAGCGTCGTGCCATCGGCTTGGAAGAATACGCCGTTCTGGGTGTTGAAGTAACCCACCCGCTGCCGGATGTTGGCCGTTGGGGTGTTGAAAGCGAAAGTGGCAAGCACCAGCAAACCCTTGCCCGGCTGGTACGACATGGAGCGAAACGACTGGCGCACCGCTTCTGAGTCGGTGGTTGCGGCAACCGACATCTGCACCGAAGACTCGTTGGACAAATACGTGGTCGTGCCACCGTTGGCGGTGCTTGTGTCAAATTGATTGTCCGCGGCGTAACGCTGCTGGCTGTCGAACAGCGTGTACGGCTGGCTTACGCGCTGGCGGCCAAACGCATCCAGTGCGGTCGGCGGAAAGGAGATCGGGATGGATGAGTCGATGGCCATAAGCTGCCCCAAAATGTTGTTGAGCCGGTTGAAGTACAGACGCAACACGTTGTTGAGCTGGTCTTGGTAGCCCTTGGAGTATTCGTCCGTGGCCAACGGCAACGCAGGAGGAGCGATCTTTTGCAGCTCGTAGTCTGTTGTGACAATCAAAGTCATCAGCGTCTCCCGTCTGGGCGCATATCAAGTCGGGGAGCGCCAAGCTGCCACGTCACACCAAGGTCGCTGGACTCAATGCGCATGACCAGCTGTCGGCCGCGAACCCGGGTGAAGATCTGGCCGGTGAAGGCTTCAATTGGCAACACGGCGGATCGGGTGACGTCCGCGAAGTTCTCGCCGCCAGTGGATGCCGGGGTCGTGTACCCAGAGCCAGAGTTCTTCATGGGCAGCAAGGTCATCACCACGCTCGGGTTTGTTGCCGTGGAGCCCCGGAACGTAATGTCAGGCAATACGCGCCACACGTAGCAGAAGGTGTGGCCGTCGTCGAGGTCAAACTCAGCCGAACCAACGTACGACTCAATTGGCAGCGTCGTTGCGGTCTCGTTGTCGTCTACGCCGCTCTCGTGGTTGACGATGTTGTACGAATACGTTGCCGCCACAGGGTAAGGGCGCAGGCCGGAGTCCAGCCAAGCGGTGCGCTCCATAGTGCCGAAGTACCAGATGTCCTCAAGGTAGTTGTACACAACGTACCGGTTCACAACGGTCGAGTCGGCGGAGCAGTAGAACCACCAAGCCTCGTTGAAGCCCTCGTTGGTTCCGGCAAACACCTGATCAAACTGCTCTTGGTTGATGTCGGAGAAGATGTGCTGGCGCAGGTCGCAGCGCAGCGTTTGAGTGCGGCCGTCGTACTTGTAGAACTTGTCCACGCCCATCCAAAAGGCGGTACCGCTGGCGTATGCCACAGCGTTCTGGCCCACGATGGATGTGTTCTCGCCCACCAGCTGAGCACCCCAAACGGCAGGAGCGCCAAGATACTGCAGCGAATACACGGCTGCGTCTGTCCAGACCAAGACTTCCTGACGGGCCTGCGTGCCTGTGACGATGAGGGAGCCACGCGACAGTCGCAAAGAGCCCGCCTGATTGGTGGCAGCAGGAGCCCAGTTTGTTGGGTCTTCCTGATCGGACCACCGGATCAGCATTGGGTCTAGGGTAGTGGAGCCGTAGTCGTTGCAACCCAGCGCGAACACAAAGCGGTTGATGTCCGACACCAAAATGTTGTTCTGCACAACGGGGACGTCGGCCGCACCGGACAAAGATGAGAGCAAAACACCCCTCGTGGCAAGACCGTTCGTGGCATCCCAGTAGTAGATTTCGCCACCGTTGTAGCCAAAGATCAGGTCTTCGCCAAAGTTGGACTGGCTCCAGAGTCGCAAGAGCTCAGGGTTTGTGACGGCCGCGCCCCACGTACCATAGCTCCAAGGACCAGCACCCCAGCCGGAGACGGGTTCTTGAATCGCTGCGCCGGTATTGATCTGGTACACGGCATCAACAGCCCCGCCGCCGCCCGCTTGGTTGGATGTCGCAGGGGTGGGTGACTCAACGGTGTAGTTGTCCGCGTCGACCACAGTGATCTGGAACTCTCCGTCCATTACCAAGCCGCCGGAGGTTGCACAGTTACTGAACGTCACGAAGTCACCAGTTCTGGCGCCGTGGGCAACATCAAGGACCGCCACCGTGGTTTCGGTGTCCACCATAGTGAACGGGTTGGTCAGGGTGACGGTGCTGCGAATTGGGGTGATGTCGTAGTACGTGCCGCTCTGCTCAATATAGAACTTCAGGTTGGTGCCGATACCAAGCAGGTTTTGTGAGGCGAGCGTTGCCCAGTTCCACAAAGAGCGGGCCACACCCAAAAAGGTGTTGGTAGAAACCTGCTGCCAGCCGCCGATTTTCTCTGGAGTGCCCTGACGGAAACGGATTTTGTCGCAGTCATACCACCCGTTCTCCGATGTGTAGCGGGTGTTTTCGCGGTTTACACCGGCTTTTAAGAGGAGTTTTTTAAGTGGCACGGATTACCTCATGCGGTCATGGATGCGGCCGTAGATTGCACTTCCGCCACGCGGCGGCTCCAGCCTTTACCAAATGTACCCCAGTGTGGCAAATCCATCAAGAACGACAGTCGGCGCTTGGAGTAGTCATCGGCTAGTTCTGCAGGTGCAAACGCGGCTACGGCCGCAAGAGTTTTGGGGCCAATGCCACCGTCAGGGTCCACGCCAACGCAGGCCTGCAACCACTTGGCCGCCCGGCCGGGGCCACTGTTAACGGCGGCGTCGAAGACTACGTAGTCTACCCCTTCTGGCAGGTCGTCGCCCCGGATTTTGTCCCAGTATTTGGCCTTGTACATGGGGGCCACCTGCGCGGGTGTCAGCGCACGCATAGTCTTTTCATCGACATCGTGGCCGACCCACTCTTCCCAGACTTTTTTGGTCACGCCCAAATTGGTCATCCCGCCCGGATCGTCCGGGTGATTAACAAAGCCGCCCTCATGGTGAAGCACGGCCTCCAGCGCTTTTTGGAAATTCTCTTTCATTTCTTGGCCTTCATGTCAGCGAGCTTTTCGATGGTGCGGCCGCCAAAGTAGGCAAGGAAGATGATCTGCCCCCACTGCCCAAGTAACTGGACATAGGACTCTTGTGCGTTGTATCCAAAAGCGGACATCATCGTAAACACAAAGTATGCAACAAAGATGGCGATCAAGGCCATTGGGCGGATGTTCTTGGACAGCCAAGAGTCGGACGCCATATCTGCTTGCCACCGGTCGGTAACATTGGTTTGCTCCACCTCGAACAACTTGGCGTCGTTGGCCATCTGCGCCAGCTCACCGTCTTGGGCCAGCTTTGCCAGATCAAGTTGAGCCTTGGCTTTGGCTTCGGGGTCTGGAATCAGCTTGTCGATGAGCTTGCCACCAACAGCCAAAAGTGCGTCAATGCCGATCATTTTTTGGCCATCCTTTCACGTTCTTCCAGCAGCCGGACTTTGACCTGCAGCTCGTTGATGTGCGTCATCAACTGCTCTTTTTGCAAAGCTCGTTTTTCTGCCGAGATTGGGCTATCCGTAGGGACGCCCTCTTTGGTGATGAGCGCGGGCATGTTGCCCTCGATCTTGGTCAAGCGCGTGGAGAAGTCTGCAACCTGCCCGAGCAGCCACGCAAGCGACGCTACGATGACAGGGATGACTGCTTTTAGAAGATCGGACCAGTTCATAATTGCCTCAGTAGAAAAACGTGAAGAATGCGCCAGTGGCTGTTGGGCTAAACACCCAGTTCTGGTTGCTGCCGCCATCGATGTTGCCGTTTCCTGTGTACGCCAGATACTGGCCAGCAGCACTCGCATGCAGTTTTGACAGTGTGCAGAAATACACCTGCAGTATGCCGTTGCTTGAGCCGCCGTAGTCCGCTTGAATTTCGGCATACCCCAACCCCGACGCAGGGGCGGTCAAGATTACTTGGTTGGTGGCGTCACCCACAGCGTTCAGCGGGACTGTGTATACGTTGGTGAACGTTGTCTGGTACGTGCTGTCAAACGTGATGCCGCGAGCATAGGTCCCAGACACAGAGCCTGCAGCTGTGCAAGTAATCTGGTCAACCTGAATGGCCGCACCGCTGATTTGAAGCTGAACACCACCTCCGACGCTGGCGCCGGAAATGTCTTCGCCTGTGTAGTTGGCAATCTTGGAAAGAGTGATGGCGCCCGAGGACCAGTTGAAGGTCAGCTGGCGAGAGGTGGCGGAGCCGCGGAACTCCAGAATCGTAGACGCCGCAAAATTCACGGGGTACTGGCGATTCCCAAAAAGCACGTCGCCGTACGCCGTGATCGTGACAGCAGGGTTGGAAGACGATGTGTTGATCGAGTTGCTGGTGGCGCTTGTAGCGTCTATGGCTGTGTGCTGCGACGTTGTGCTGACATTTCCGAACCGGTACGAGTACGTGTAGTTGTAGCCAAAGTAAACGTTGCCGCTCGTCAGGGTGAGTTTTTTGGCGGAAACGTACCCCGGGGTACCCATGGTGTTGAACGACGTCAAGTAGTAGCTTGTGCTTGACGATGACGGACTGACCACGATCTCCGTGATGTCCAGTGTGTTTGTGCTGACCGTGTAGGTTCCAGTCGATGTCGCCTCAAGGTACAGCTTGAAGCTTGCGCCCTCAAACAGCGATTGGATTTGCGCTTTGTTTGCCTGTGCCAGCGACAGATCGCCACGAACACGCAGGTTTAATGCGCCACCGGAAGCGTTAAGTGAGATCGAGTTGTTGTTGCACGTAAACGAGTTGACCGTGACGCCCGATAGAAACGTGCACGTGCCCACCCCGCCAGCCGAGTCAAATACGACGTCGTCAGTGCTTCCCGGCACAAGGCCAGATGGAATGCCGCCCGACGTCAAAGACCAGTGAATAAGCCCGGGGTCGTTGAAATCCCCAGACCCGCCAATCCAGTAGTACGTTGCCATATTACAGTCCCGAGTTTACGGCGATGACATCCCACTTGGAGGCCGTGCTGTTCCAGATGCAACCAATGTACAGTGTGTACGTACCCAACACAGAGGTTGGAAGCGCAACACCAATCGCTCGATAGCCAGCCCCATTAAACGATACGGCGATCGTTGAGGCGGTCGTCATGCGGATGATCATTTTCTGGCCGTTGTATGGCGTGCCAGTTGGTGTATCAAAATACACAGGGGTTACGCTCTGCGCCGTAGCAACAAACATGTCGTAGTCGTCTGCAGCCGGTGCAAACGTTGAGGCAAAGGATGTTGCGGAATAGACGCGTGGCTGGATTTCCTTGTTCGTCAGGGTCTGTGCGTCAGATGTGCCGACAACGGTGCCGGTGGGTTTGGGCGTGCTGCCAAATGCAGAGCCGGTCGAGGTGACAATGCCCGCGCTGACGGTGCCAGAACCCGTACCGCCGCTTGAGATCGGCAGTGCGTTGCCAAGAGTCAGCGATGGCAGGTAGTCAAACAGGGCAACAACGTTAGTGCCATCTACATACAGTGGCGCGTTTTTACCGGTAGGCACGTTGATGCCAGTGCCTGCAGATGTCTTCACCGTGGCGGTGTAGCCAGCGTCGTTGAACACAAAGTATTGCTTGTGGATCGTCGGCACAACCAGATCAAAGGCGGCAGAAACACCAGAGGCATTCAGCTGGAGGGCCAAATTGCGAGCTTCCTGAGAAGCAGCAGTGTTTGCCCAAGGCAGGGTGGTGCTGCCGCTGATTGCAATGTCAGCCATGCCCGCAATCGCTTCGTTGATGGCGGTGCCGATGTTGGTGTTTGTGGTGTTGCCCCACGTACCAGACTGCTCACCCGTGGCGATCAGTTCAAATTTAAGTTCCGAGTACGAGCTTGCCATGATTGGTCCTTATGTAGTTTCGACGACAGCCCAAGCGGCGTCGTCCGCGTTGTCAATGTTTTGCCAATCGGCAGGCTGCGTATTGGCCACGTTCTGCCATGTTGACGTCTGCACTGTTCCGACGCCGTTCCAGCCGGGTGTCTGGGTATCGTTGACATTTTGCCACGCGACGGTTTGCGTGTCATCAATCAACTCCCACAGGAATCGGGCAAAAACCGAGTCTGTAGCGGTGCAGGATTCTTCGATGAACGCGCCCAGCGAGCTGCCAGCCGTGCTGATCTCTTCCTGCGCCAGTGCCTCTTCGTCGATCTCAACAAAAGAATCCTGCGCCGTGAAGTAGGCATCTTCGGCCGTAGCGGTCTCGGTCAGATCGACGTAGAAGCCTACAAGCGCCTCTTGAGAGTCATCGGCTGCGGCAGTTTCAGTCAGGTCGACGTTGTAGTCGCCAACCACGTCCAGCGTGTCTGTGGCTGTGACGGCCTCAGAAATGTCAGCCACCATGTCGTGCTGCGCGGACACCGCGTCAGTTGCGGAAACTGCTTCCGTCAGGGACTCGGACACCTCTTGTTGAGCCGAAACCGCATCGGTTGCAGTCGCAGTTTCATCTTGAGCCGCAAGCGACACCATCGTGGTGGTTTGCGCGTCAGTGGCGCTGGCGGTTTCCGTGATCGACTCGACGACATCATGCTGCGCCGACACAGAGTCAGTGGCGGTGGCGGTCTCAGCAATGCTGTCCACCATGTTGTGCTGGGCAGAAACCGTATCCGTAGCTGTTCCGGCCTCAGTCAAGTCTGCAACCGCGTCAAGCTGAGACGCCACGGAATCCGTTGCGGTACCGGTTTCCGTCAAAGCTGCGGCCGCAGCCTGTTGGGCGGATACAACATCGGTAGGGGTGCCAGTCTCGGTCAGGTCAACGCCGTAAATGCTTCCGGCCGCACCAACAACATCGGCTGCAGTGGCGGTCTCTGTCAGGCCAATGCTGAAAGTGCTGGCGGCAACTGCAACCGCATCCGTGGCCGTGGCGGTCTCGGTGATCGCTGGTCTGAGCGTGCTTGCAGCTACGGCGACTGCATCCGTTGCGGTTGCCGCTTCGGCAATGGCGACTGGATAACTGGCGACGCCATCAACAACGTCGGTGGCCGTTACGCTTTCCGTGAGGTCGTAGAAGTACGGGAACCCGCCCTCAAAATTGTCGGTCGCAGTGGCTGCTTCCGTCAAGGCGACGTTGAATACGTTTAGGGTGGGAAGCGTCGTGTCAGTTGCAGTGACGGCTTCCGTGATCGACGGGTTGAGCGTGCTCGCTGCCACCGCCACAACGTCGGTAGCTGTTGCGGTCTCGGTAATAAATGGCCGAATAATGGCGACGCCATCAACAACGTCGGTGGCCGTTACGCTTTCCGTGAGGTCGTAGAAGTACGGGAACCCGCCCTCAAAATTGTCGGTCGCAGTGGCTGCTTCCGTCAGGGAAACGTTGAAGATGTTGTTGGAGGAAGCAACTGCGTCAGTTGCGGCCGCCGTTTCCGTGATTACGGGATTGACGATGAGAGTCGCAACAACCGAATCCGTTGCAACGGCGACTTCGGTAATGGAGGCGCCGTTGTCGGGTAACGCGGCAAACGGTGCCTCGCTAAATGCTGAATCGCCAAAAAGCATTCAAGCCTCCGGTTACGGCACGTATTTAGGCCATTGGATGTCCCAAGGAAATCCTGCTTGCGTGGTTACATCTGCCAATGCTTGAACGTATGCGTCAAGAGAAGCCAAGTTGTCCTGTTGTGGGGCGCCTGTACGGGCGTTGCGCTCGTAGCGCGAATACCGCCATTCCACATCGTTGATGAGCGCATCACGCCGTTGACGAACCTGCCATGCGCGGGCGTATGTGCGAGCTTCATGGGTGTCGTCAGGCTGGGCTTGCCACGAGGCGCGATACACGCCATCCGCAATCGTAGCTGCGCTGAGCGTGTGCTTGTACCCATCTTGCGGATACGCAGGGACAGCAACCTCCACCCATGTTTCACCAGCAGCGATCAGCGAAGACCCCTCGTGAGTCACATCGCCCGAAGGTACGCCATCAATGATTTTGACAAAGTATTTCATGGCGATCAGTAGTTGTACCAAATGGCAATGTAGATTGTTCCGCTTGAGCTGCTCAGCGAGCCAATCGAACCACCGGTAGAAATTCCGCTCAGCGCGGTAGCGTCAATGTCCACAAAGAAGTACGTGTAGTTGTTCCACGAGTCGTACTTTTCTTCGACCAAAGTAACGCCAGAGCTCGGGGTGAACCCGCCGATATAACTGCCAGATGCAGTGAGAACCGCGTGCCCGTACTGCGTAGTCCCGAAAAGGGAAAAGCTGGCAACCGAAAACGAAGTGCCCGACGTCGAATACGCTGACGTTCCGGTGTACGCTTGGTAGGTGCTTGATGTGCCCGCGTCGGTGGTATAGCCTGCGTAGTAGCAAGTAGCCATGCCCGAGTACATCGCGCCAGTGAGGGGCGTAGAAACGGGATAGCTGTTTGGAGTCGACGCATAGAACGGGCCAAAACTGCTGCCAAAGGACCAGCCGGAAATAAAAATCGAACTCTGCAAAACCACGTACCCTTCCGATCCGGGGTTGCTGGAAGTTGCAATACCCGACGGAGCTGCCAAATTCAGGCTGCTGGAAGAAGACCCGTTGTCTTGGTAGGTGTACCAGTTTGCCCCAGCGACGCCAGAGTCCGCGTACACCTCGTTCGTGCTGTCATCCCACTTCAAAAACCGCGAAGTACCGACGGGTGTTATGCCTGTGCGGAACTTGTTCATGTACGTGGCGTTGGACTCAAGCACGGTGATGCCGTTACCAATGGCAATCGTATTACTTTTGCTCCATGTCGCCGTGTTTATTGAGTTGCCAATTAAAATGTTTTGCGATCCGGTGCCAGCTGTTTGGCTTGCGCCAAGACGAATTTCGTACCCCGTCGAGCTGCCGAGTGTGGCGTACCCAATGATGGTGCTGAAATCATAATTTGCCTGAGCGCCGTTACCAATCGCAATGGCACCCGAACTAAATGAGCCCGTGCTGGCGCTCCCGCCAACAGCCAAAGAATCTGGCCCAGCAGTAGTGCCATTGCCCAGAGCGACTGCGCCGTTACCCGCAACAAACGCACTTCCGCCAACAGCAACACTTGAAGTGCCCAAACTGTTTGCGTTAGCGCTGGCGCCAATAATCACGGCGTTGCCAGAGGTGGCGGCTGAACTTGCGCCATTTCCGACGATCACGGTGCCAGAAGCCGCATTGGATGCGCCAGCCCCAATAACCACGCTGGTGCCAGTGCCGCCGTTTGTGATGCCTGTTCCAAGGATCACAGAGCTCTGGCTCGAGCTTTGGTTGTAGGTGAGGTTGGACCCCAACACAATGTTGTTGCCAAAGGCACCCACTGCTGGGAGCGTGATGAACACGTCCTTGTTGCCTGCGGAGAAATTGACCGCAGCACCAGCGTTGGTGGAGGAAATAACTTTCGTCCGGGTCAGCGTGTTCGCTGAGGAGTAGGTGCCATACCCCACTTCCCACTCGTCAAGGGACTGGTGGGCGATTGTGTAGTACGTCGTGTCCGATGTTGCTAGGACAGAGGAGAATGCGCGAAAGCCAAATACCGTTGCCGAAAGCGTGAACGCGCCTGTACCGGTTGAGGCAGAGGTTTGTTTGACGCGATCGGCAAGGACAAAGGCCATGTATTAGACTCCGGCGAGCTCGGCTTCAGTGAACCAGCGCTGCTGCACAACGCCTTCAGAATCGGTGAACTCAACCAGATACTGGATGTCGCCTTCTTGGCTGACGGACAGCTGCTGCACTTCGCCCTGTGGTTGAGCGATGTTGAGCTTGACTTGTGCGCCGGGTTTGAAATTTGCAGCCATGGTGTTCTCCTTAGACGGAAGCGGTGTAAGTGACGTTCAGCGTGTCGCCAGAGGCCACAGAACGGTTGCCGCCAGTGAAGTTGCCAGCCGAGTACAGGATACCGGTAGTGCCCGACTTGGTGTTGTTGCTGGTCAAGAATGCGCCGCCAATGGTGCTGGTTGCGTTGATGGCGAAAGCAGTTGCGGTCGTGGCTTTGGAGCCAGCAGAGGCCGCACTCCAAACAGGAGCAGGACGAGTGGCTGCGGAGTAGCCAACGTTCTCAGTCCAAGTGGCGTGAGAAGCCATGGTGTCACCGGCCGCATATGTGCCGCCCGAGTTGATCAGACCCAAGTACCAAGTGGCAGTGTAGGCAGAACCAGCGAAGTACTTGTCCAGCAAGTCGTTCTTGCCAACAGTCACAACCAAGTTCTTGATCTGGTCGGACCATTTCAGGTTGCCGTCAGCATCAAAGCACTCGACGGTATAAGCGCCGGTGACGGAGATCTGCTCAGACTGGCCTGCGTTGGCGGCGGCGGACACGGAAGAAGTGTCGACGGGGTTGATTTTTTCGGAATACATGGTGGCTCCTTATGCAATGCGCAAGATCGCGCTTGTTGCGTTTGCTGTTGGGAAAGTTACGGTGAAGTTTGCTGAGGTCTTGTCCGAGCCAAAATCCAAAACCAACACTGCCGCATCGCCTTGCGACACATTGTAGATTAGGGCTGCACGAGCGGTCAACGAAGCGTTGTACACGGCGGTGTCGAACGAAATGTAAGCCGTTGTCCCAGACAATGTCGGGGTTGGATTAACGGTGACTTCGATGCCGCCAGCCGTATAACCCGTGCCGGTCGCCTCTCCATCGGTCGTGTACTCAGTCGTGTCTGCGCCAAGGTTGGCTTCGGCCGTGTACAGCGCCATGTAGAACGTGTCAGTGCTGAAGTTGTGCACGCCGTTCAACAGCTGCTGTTTAAAGCTGGAGCAGAGAGTTTGGGAAATTGACATCAGGCCACCTGTGTGCGAACTTGACCATCACGGTACGCATCCATGCGTTGCTTACCGTCACCCAAGTTCTTGAGAAGCGCAATGCACTGACCGTACATGTCTTGGTAGAACTTGACCAAGTCAGGCTCGCCCTTCATGTAGCGAATGGCCTCAACCAACGCGCCGTTCAGCAACGCAGAGTCAAAGTTGTCGCCGAGCCATGTCGTGCCTGCAGTGACGATTGACTCTGGGTAGTAGTAGAAGTGCAGCTCAACCTCGTAAGCGGAGCTGGGAGTTGGCCCCATGATGAACGACAACTCATTCACGTCATCCGAGCGAGGCCCAAAAATGGCGTAGTGCTTTGGCAGGCCAGTTGCGCTGGCGCTTGGGTATGCCTCGCGGATGAAGTTCACGTCCTTGTTGAGAAGGAAGTGGTAGTCACCGGATGCATCAACAACAGCAAGCGAGTACACCGACAAGAAATCGGCGGGCGCTGACAGGTACTTATTCCCAGAGGTCAAGTTGCCCGTCATGTTTTTGCGCAGGTTGGCCAACTGCACCGTGTTGTAGATGCGCTGCTCCGCCTGCTTTGTGAACAGGGCGTATTCGTCATCCGTGAAAGTGTTTTCACAGATGTCTGCAATGTTCGCCTTCAACTCGGTGTAGTTCATGCCTTACCTCAAGCCATTGGGCCGCGAGCCATCACGCCTTTTGTGGCGGCGCCAGTACCGCGGATTTTGATGCCGCTGGTCTTTGTTGCGTACTCGCCTTTGGACTTGTCGATGTTGCCAACGGACGCGTCAACTGTGTTGCTGTCGCTTCGGTTTGGGCCCTTGCCGGGGTTCTGCTCAGCCTTCACAGCTTTGCCGCTCATGGTGTGTGGCTTTGCGTACACGCTGGCAGGGCCGACTTCTTTGCCGCCTTTTTTCATGCTGAATTTAGCCATGATTAGCCTCGCTTTTGTGCAGCGACCTTGGCCAGATTGCGGCCCATGGTCTTCATGTTGGCGTTGGTTTTACCGCCGCCCTTGCCCTTGCCACCAGACATCATGCCCGCTGTGGGGCCGCTGTCGCCGAGGTTTTTGCCTTTGGTCTTGCCTTGTTTGGCGATGCCGTCGGCGGATTTTGTGAAAGCCATGATGGACTCCTTCAAGATATTGATACTGTACCAACAAACGTGGTTGCCACCAAGTAATTCGGCGTCAACGCAGCGTCAAAATCGCTGGCGCCACCAACCGGTGCCCAGCCCCATTGTATGTCTCGGCTGCCGCCAGACTGATTGCCGTTCACGTTCAAGCCAGAGGTGACGTACGTCGTATCCCGGCGAGGGTTGCGCAAAGCCTGCGGATCGTCCACAGGAAACGTGCCCAGCATCAGCTGAGGGTGGTCGGGGTCCCAGCACTCAGGGCAGACCAGCAGCTCGTAGCGACGCTGCTTGATGATCTCGGTCTTGAGCTTTTTGAGCTGGTACTGCTGCCCGCAACGATCGCACTCGGCAATCGCTTTATGGCCAGCAGCGAAACGGTTAGCCATTAGACGCCGCTCCCGATGAACGTACGGCGCGGCACGAAGCGAACCGCCGCCTTCTCGCGGTCCTCAGTGGACGCCAGTTCCCAAGCCTCGTCGTACTGCTGCTTGAGCACGTCCAAACGCTGGATGGCGCCGGGGACCTTCAGGCCCATGTAGTAGGCCAAGCCCGCCACCATGGCGTTGTAGAACCGGAAGGGCATGTCCATGGTGTTGACGCCGTTGCCCGCGTCTTGGATGCGGCGCAGGCGCCAGTACACCAGCGTGTAGGTCTGCGTGTTGTCCGGCACAGGCCAGACGGTAAACCGAGGCGTGTTCAGGCGTTCGATCCAGATCTGGATGGGGCGCGCTTGTGTCAGCTTGTTGGGGATGGTGGCGTAGGTTGGCTCGCTGATCCGAGTGATGGTCAGGTCTGCCTGAGTCGAAACGCTACCCGCGCCTGTGCGGATCACGTGGTCCAGCAGGTCAACAGTGTCGGCCGGCAGGTTGTACGTAGCTGTGCCCGGGGTCAGGATCTGCTGCCCCTGCTCCATCGTCCACATGTTGATGCCACGGTTGGCCCAGTCCGTGAACATAAGGTTCAGCGAACGGCGGGCGGTGCGCAGGTCATAACCAGTCCGAAGCTCGCCACCGCAGCGCTCGAACGCTTCCTCAACGACCTCAGTGAGGTCGGGATTGAATGTGGTGGTGCCGGATGTGGTCATGGGTTACTTCGCTGTCTTGGCTGATTGACGGAAAGCTGCGGCAGTTGGTGCGCCAGCCGCTCCCGGTTTACGCATTTTCTCACCAGAACCTGCAGCAATCCGCTTGCGCTTTGCATTGATGTTGTCGTACAAGCCCACCTTTCCGCCCTCGGCGTACTCGGTGAAGTCTGTATCGTCGCGGCGTGGGCGCATCTGACCGTCTTCCATGAAGTCGGTGTTGTCCCGGCGAGCTTTACGCTTGGCACCGGGCATCTTGTTGGGGGCGATGGCGCCCATGCCGCGACTGGCTCTCATACAA